GGAACAAGCAGGGTTCACAGGTCAAGCAGCAGCAGCCGGTTTCACACAGCTCACAGAACTAGAAGAAGCGTTCACTCCGACGTTCGCCGAACAAGGTGCAGCGTTCACCACGGAAGAACAGATCGGTGCGATTTTTGGTACAGATCCGCAAGCAGCGCAACGTCTCCGTCAACGGCAACGACGCCGCGTCGCCGAGTTCGCTGGTGGTGGCGGTTTCGCAACCGGCCAAGGTGGACAAGTCACAGGGTTGCAGTAACACACAACATCTTGTGCTACAATTTCTGACGATGCCAAGATATGGCAGGAACCCCGCCGAGGCTGGAGACAATGCAGCCCCGTCATCTGCCTCCTGGTGGCGGTTGGGCGAAGGAGTGTACATATGGACAGCGACATCGACCGCGATGACGAGGCAGGCCGCAATCCGCTACGCGACCGGATGAAGCAGCTAGAAGCCGAAAATGCTGAACTGAAGGCAAAAGCCGATGAGGCCGCTGCCGCAGCCCGCGAACTGGCGTTCGTGAAAGCCGGAGTAGACCCCGGACTTCCCGTCGCCAAGTACTTCATGAAGGGCTACGAAGGCGAACTCACCGAAGAAGCCATTAGGGAAGCAGCGATCGAAGCGCAAATCGTGAAAGACACACAGGCCGAGCAAGTCCAGTCCGAAGCACAAACGTGGAATCGTTCCACGCAAATGGCAGCGGATTCGGCAAGCGAAGTCCCGATGGATTTCTCGACTCGTATCAGTCAGGCCAAAACACCTGACGAAGTGATGCAGTTGCTGTCTGAAGCAAAAGCCCAAGCACGCTAGCCCCCTGACCGGGGCTACCACCCGGAAGGACAGCCACAATGGCTTATACCCAGACCTCATCCCTTTCTGTTGACCAGCAGGCGTTTGATCGGCTCGCATATTTCGCGCTCCGTTCGGAACTCCTGTTCGACGCAGCCGCTGACGTGATGCCGACCAACCAGGCGATGCCCGGTTCGACCGTCACCTTCACCATCTTCAACGACCTGACCGCTGCGACCTCGACTCTTACCGAGGACACCGATGTCACCCCCGTGGCAATGTCGGATTCGCAGGTCACCGTGACCCTCGCCGAGTACGGCAACGCGGTGCTGACCACCGCCAAGCTGCGCGGCACCTCGTTCCTTGATGTTGACACCGTCGCCGCCAACGTGGTCGGCTACAACGCCGGCATCTCGATTGACAGCGTGATCCGCGACGTGCTCGCTGGTGGCAGCAACGTGATCTACGGCGGTGGCGGTACCACCGACCCGACCTCGCGTACGACTGTCGCCGCCGAGGACACCATCGAAGCGAACGACATCCGCAAGGTGACCGCCCAGTTGCGTGGCGACAACGTCCCCACCTTCAACGGCTTGTACATGGCGTACATCCACCCTGACGTGTCGTACGATCTTCGTTCGGAGACCGGCGCAGCAGCGTGGCGTGACCCGCACGTCTATGTTGACACCGACATGATCTACAACGGTGAGATCGGCGCGTTTGAAGGTGTGCGTTTCGTTGAGACGCCCCGCGCCAAGGTGTTCGCTGACGCTTCCGACGGTTCCGGTTCGGCCGGCAACGTCGACGTGTACTGCACGCATGTCATGGGCCGTCAGGCTCTCGCCAAGGCACACTCAATCACCGACGGCAACGGCCCGCTTCCGAGCATCGTCCGTGGCCCTGTGGTTGACACCTTGGAGCGTTTCCAGCCCATCGGCTGGTACTGGCTCGGTGGCTACGGCCGGTTCCGCGAGGCTTCGCTTCGCCGGATCGAGTCGTCGTCCTCGATCGGCACGAACAGCTGATCCGAGTTCCCTCAGGCGTTGGCCCCCTGCTTCGGCGGGGGGCTTTCGCCGTTGTAGGGTTCGTTTGGGTGGTACACTTGGTGGAGTTCACCGGGAGCAGATATGAGCATTTCTAACTACGCGGAAAACAAGTTTCTGGACACGTTGCGGAATCAGTCGTTTGCTGTGACGACGGTGTACGCCCAGTTGCATACGGGTAATCCTGGTGAGGATGGCACGGCGAACGTGGCATCTGAGACGACCCGTGTCGCTTTGACGTGGAACGCTGCGTCTGGCGGGTCGATTGATACGTCGGCTGCTGCGTCGTGGACGAGTGTCGCGGCGACTGAGACGTTGACGCATTTCTCGTTGTGGGACGCTGCGACTTCAGGCAACTGCCTGTTTTATGGTTCGTTGTCAGCGTCGGCGTCGGTTGTTGCTGGCGACAACTTCGATCTTGATACTGTCACGCTGACGCTTGACTGACCGGTGGTGACGGATGGCAGTCCGTAACGCCACTCTTGTTGATTTCACCACAGGGTTTACTGGTGGCCCTGGTTTCTATCGTGGTGTTGTTGTTGTCCCGTTTGCGGGCACGACGGGTTCTAGTTCGGGTAGTGCGGATGGTACGCACACGCATCGTCGTACCGCGTCAGCATCTGGGACAGGTACGGGGTCTGCTGATCGGACGGTCACGTCTCGGCGTACCGGTACAGGATCGGGTACTGGCACAGGGTCTGCTGTTTCGACCGTTATTTCGCGTCGTACGGGCACAGGTTCAGGTTCGGGCACCGGCAGCGCAGACGGCACCCCTACATCGGTTAGAACGGGTTCTAGCAGCGGTTCAGGGGCAGGTACAGCAGACAGCACCGTCATATCTCGACGTACCGGGTCGGCGTCTGGTGCTGGCACCGGTATTGCATCTACCACTATCACGTCGATCCGTACCGGCACAGCGTCTGGGACGGGCACAGCGACAGGTGTTGGCCGTATCCATTATGTGCGTACCGGTACAGCATCTGGTTCTGGCACGGCGACAGCGGACGGCACGAAATCGTTCACGTTCCGACCGCCGAACGATGATGATTTCCCGTGGGCTGATTACCGTCAGCAAAGCAGCAAAGCACACCGGCTGTTTGGTTTCGTCGGGCAAGGTGTACGCGCCCGCAACATTTTCAAACTTGTTGATGGCACGTTCACGAACGACGACCCGTTAGACCCTGCTCTGGTTGACAAGGTGTATTACGGTGCCCACGTCTACTTTGTTACCGCCGAAGAAAAAGCCGATCTGGTTGCCGCAGGATACGAGGTCACCTAATGCCAACATTCACACCGCCAACAGACGACCTGTTCAACCTGTCCGATTTCGACATCGAGTATCCGTTGACACAGAACGAACGTCTCGCCTACCGGTTTCTCAGGCATTACGCCCCGCTGCCACGCGGCCGTAACGTGTTCAAACTGTCCGACGGATCGTATGTGGAGAACGAACCGGAAGATTACTCAACGGTTGTTCTCACTTATTACGGCGGTCATAACCATGTTGTCACCGATGAGGAAGCTGCTTTGTTGACAGCGGCAGGCTACGGGGATTACATCACCTAAACTCTCGGCTATGAAACATCGTGAGGTTCACCCAGATCTTGACGTGGACGGCTGTTTTGGTTGCCGTATCGCTGGTGTCGCGTTCGCTGCGTCTTCGATGCCGTCTCGTAAGATCGCTACGAACGATATTGATGCGACGGAACGCCGCTGGTCGAAAGACATGGATGCGTACAAACGGTTGAAACGTGACGGTTTGCAACCCGCGAAAATTGATGGGTCTGCTGACATGGAGAAGAAAGCGGAGCATCGTTCTCAGGTGGAAACAGGAATCCTTTGATGTTGGCCCCGTACAGTATTCAGGGGCTTGGAGCGGAACATATCGGTTATGGGGCGATGACTGCCCGTTTCGCTGAGGCGTTGACGGATCGTGTCGAGTTGCGTGACGACGCTGAAACTGTGGTGTTTGGTTTGATGCCGAACATGGTGAAAGGCTGGTGGCGGGGGCAACGCACCGCATGTATGACGATGTGGGAAACAACAACCCCGCCGCCATTGTTCAGACAGACGTTGAAATCGTTCAATGCGGTCATTGTTCCGTCTACTCATTCGGCAGAGTTGTTTGCTGACATGTCACACCAGGTACATGTCGTCCCGTTAGGTGTAGATACGGACGTGTGGCGTCCAGGGCCGTCGCCGAAAGGCCCGTTCACGTTTATTACTGGCGGGTCGTCGTGGCCTCGCAAAGGGATATCACAGGTGATATCAGCGTTCCATGATGCGAACCTGCCGGATGCCCGTTTGATTGTGAAACTGCCTGACTGGGTTGCGGAAGATCCCGGCACGACAGAAGCCGGTGACAACGTGACGATTATGCGTGTCAGGTTGTCCTTACACGACGAGGTCGCGTTGTATCAGTCAGCGGATTGTTTCGTGTCTGGGTCGCGTGGCGAAGGGTTCGGGATGATCCCGTTGCAGAATGTGGCGGTCGGCAACATGGTGATCGCACCGGGGCATACGGGGCACACCGATTTCTCTGATCTGTTTGATTGGAATTTGTCGTGGAGTTTGCAGCCTGCTGGCATGGACAAGTGGCCGAATGTGGGCGACTGGTATGTGCCTGACCATGATGAGATGGTTGATGCGATGCGTGCTGCGTATGCTGCTGGTCGTCCGCATCATGCGTCGAGGCGTCGTAGGTGGCGTTCAGCTCAGGCGTGGTCGTGGGATCGTGCTGCTGACATGTTGTTGGATGCGTTCCCTCCGGGTGGCTTGGTGCAGAAATCTGTGTGGCAGGAGTTACCTCATAAAGTTGAGGTGATGCCATTGAAAGATTTCCAAGCAACTATTGGGAAGCATAAAGTGTCGGGGCGTCGCGGTGTGCTGGCAGAAGTGCCGGCAACAACTGTGCAGCAGCTGTTGGACTCTGAACTTGTTGTAGAACTTTGACAGCCCGTATGGGGTACAATGGCGGTATGGCTGTGTACCGTGGCAAGCAGGTCGAGTTGAACTCGCCTCGCCGTATCCGTAAGGGCGAACCAGGGTATGGCCGCAAGAAGTCTGTTGTCTATGTGAAGGATGGCAGCAATGTGAAACGGGTGACGTTCGGCGATCCGAACATGAAGATCAAGAAGCAAGATCCTGCCCGTCGTAAGTCGTTCCGTGCCCGCCATAACTGTGACAGTCCTGGCCCGAAGACGAAGGCACGGTACTGGTCGTGCAAGGCGTGGTGACGCGATGAAGAAGAAGAAAGCGTTTTGGGATACTCCGAACCCGAAGAAGAAATCTGCGGGGTTGTCGGATGCCCAGAAGAAAGCTGCGCGTGCCCGTGCGAAACGTAATGGCCGTCCGTATCCGAACCTTGTGGATAACGCTTGGGCGTCGAAGCGAGGTAAGTGATGCCTGGTATGCGTAAAACGATGAGCGAGTACAAGAAGGGCACGTTGAAGTCGTCGTCCGGTCGTAAGGTGAAGTCCCGTAAGCAGGCTATTGCTATCGGGATGTCACAGAGCCGTAAGAGAAAGAAGAAGTGACATGGCGCATTATGGCGGCAAGTACATGAAGGCGAAGAAGGGCGGCAAGTCCGCGATGAACAACGGCCCCGGTTCGTGGTCGTACGGCCCCGCTTTGTCTCTTTCTGAGTCCAAGATGAAGGCGAAGAAGCGTCGCTGA